TCCAAATATATTTTGTGATCCTGTTAAATTTATTGAACCTGTAAATTCATGAGTATCATCTAATGTATCTCCAAATTTAGTTGAACCACTTTCAAATATTATAGAGGATGAGATAAATTCAGTATGAAATTCTTGAGCAGTAATAGTACCTGTAACTGTTAAATCTCCAGTTAGTGTATCAGTAGTATTTAATAAAAATGAACCCGAAATGGAGGATGGAGTAATATTATTAAAAGAACCCGAAATTGCATCTGCAATTTGAGCCGAACTACTAATTAAACCCGCTAAAAAACTTGATGTAGTTTGTTGTGTTAACTCTTTTGTTGTTGGATTATAAAAAACAATATTAGGTTGGTTAGAACTATTTAATGCCGCTTGTAAAGTTCCACTAGCTGTTAAATTACCTACTAACGTTAATGAACCAGTTATGGATGAATCTCCATCTCTTTGACCTGTTTGTTTAAAATTGGATAGACCTGTAGTTATAGGTGCTGTAGGAGTAGTTCCAAAATTGTCGGATGATACCTCACTAGGTACCCTATGGACTCCTAAATTAGATTTATAGTAAAGATCACCATTTTTGATGTCTACTACAAGATCCCTTCGTGAGAACTCCGCAAATTTGGGTTCCTTAAATTTATTAAATATTTTACTGGCCACAAACGTTAAGTTTATATATTTACAAAATGTTTAATTAATTTACGATGCCTATCCTCCTAAATTAAATGCTTAAACATTTATCTATTATAAATATAAAAAGAAAAAAATAGAAATTATTTAAACAGCACTACCTGTTAAAGATAAATGACCTGAATTATTTACAGTAAATCTAAATTGATTTCCATTAGGTGCTGTTAAAACTACTCCTCCGGCAAATGAACCTGTTCCACTATTAGATGTTATATTTCCAGTTGCTGTAACATTAAGTGTAGTTATAATATTAGATGTAGTACTTATTGGTGAATTAAATAATACAGATGATCCAGATATTCTTGTTGGAGTATCATCATTACCTAATCTAGTAAAATTACTTCCTCCTCTAAAAGTTTGTCTAGTATTTGCTTTAATTATTACAGTATCAAGTCCAAAAGCTACTTCTGTATCTGCATCATCAGTATGGCGTATTTTATTAATTGATTCTATATAATTAAATGAACCCGAATTTGCTATTATATTTCCGCTTGTATTTATGTTGCCTGAAGATGTTATATGTGTACCACCTTCTATTGTAAAGCTATTAGTACTTCCTTTTAATGTAAACATATCTTCATCACCAGCTAAAACTAATATTTCTCCATTAGTGCTAAAATCTATTCTACTAGTACTATCTGTTCTCCCTATTACATCATTAGTTCTTAGGGCTCCTTGCATTATCTGTTCTGAAGTATCCTGTAAATTTAAATTACTGTCTATTAAATCAGCATATTGTGCTTGTGATGGTTTATCTCCTGTTTGGAAATAATTTTTTAATGTTGTTCTGTTTTGTTGTGCCATTATGTTATTATATTATCGTCTCCAATTTGTTGGTATCCAATTCCGGTTCCACTTTGTTTTATATTTTGTACTCCTGTTCTTTCCCTAATCTGTTCTCTTGTCAATGTATTAGGAGAAGGAGTAACGGCTAATTCACCACTAAAAACTACTGTAGATTTAGTATAGAATTTTTGTGGTTTTTTAGCTAATTCTTTATTAATACTATCCGGTACTAAATATCCCTGAAGAGTTAAACCAAAATCAGTTTTTACTATCCTATTATCACCTTGATTTAGTTCCGTAGTATTACTAAATGTATCTATTTTTGCATTAAATTTATACTTTTCAGCATCTCCCCAATATGAATCTGAAGTATAATTAATCATTTCTATTAATTTATTCATTTGAGCTATATAATCACACCAAATAGTGCATGTATAAGTTAATCTTACAAAATCGGGAACTACTACTGTATGAAGCTCTTTTTGGGGTATTCTATTTTGTAATACAGAAAAATTATCGTATTGATTTCTTTTTGTATATTTTTCTTGAAATGAGTAGTATAATTGAGGATTATTTCCATCTAATTTATTACCAAGATCTCTTCTTTTTTCTACACTATCTCTTTTAAACATAATAAGAGGTACCTGTATTTTTCCCTCTTTATCTCTATAATATCCATCTTTTTGAACACTTTTCCATCTTTCAGGTGCACCATAAATTATTGGTACATTTGTTCTATTGCCATTTATTATAACAGAGGGTTTAATAACTTTATTAAAATAATACATTATTGCCTCATCATGATCTTGTAAACCTATAGAAATATCTTTAACATTATCATCTTTACGAGATGTAATTCTACCTCTATTTGTATTAGGTCTAGTTTCAGGAGGAGTAATACCCGGTACTATAGCAGTAGATGCTATATTATCTCTAAGTCTATCATATCCACTAGCAGGTATTGGTCTTCTTGGGTCTATTTGTTCAGGTCTTCTTGACATATTATCCTAATAAATTTGCTGTTTTACCTTCTAATTTTTCAGTTGTAGGATATCTTCCCTCCCTTAATGGTATTAAATTTAGTTTTTCTACTCTTGAAATATGTGTATTTAATAATATAGAAAAGCTTTTACCAAAATTAGTTGTTTCAGTAGCTATTGCATAATCTGGGTCTTTTCCTAAAATAAATTGATTTTCAATTCTTGAATCAACTTCATAAAAATTATTTTTAAATAATAATAAATCTCCTATTTCAGGAAATAAATTAATATCTTGTAATTCTCTTTTTAAAAACCTAAAACCTATAGTTTGGTTTATATCAGAACCAAAAGCATCTGATGACCATGATTGATCCTGTTTATCTATTAAACAAGCTATTTTAAGAGGTTCAAAATATTGTTTTCCAGGTGCTTCACCATATACATTAATTTTAGTTTGTTCTAAAGCAAATTTATAGTAAGCTATTTCCGTTTGAATAATATCATTAATTAACTCCTTATTCAAATTATGAAAAAGTGATATATCTCTTGATCCTCCAAATAATGCCATTATAGTCTTTTTAGTGTTTCTTCTTTAAATTTTACTGATTTTACACCAGGTACTCTTAAATCATTTTTAGACATATCTGATGTTAACATATCTTCTTTAAATTTTCCTAAATCTATTTTAGGATCTTCTCTAGTAACAAATTTAACTTTTAATTTATGATATTCCACCTTATCTCTTTGAGGATAATCCTCAGGAGTTATATTATTTACAATAGTTACTTTTCTTAATGCTCTAATTTCATCTAATATGTCTGTAATATTAAATTTTCTATCTGTTAATATTTCACATTCAATAGTAAAAGTATTTAATATTTCACTTAATATCTTTGTTAATTTTACCATTATCCTATATAAATATGGTAGGGTACTTTATAAAAAGTTTCCTGTGTTTGTTGTGCTTCCTGATTTTTTCTTTCTAATTGACTTAGTCTTGTAGTTTTATCAAGTAATTCTTTTAATTCCTCTATTAAAGCTATTTTTTCAGCTGAGGCTTCACTCAATAATCTATTATAATCTAATGTAGTAGTTTCCCCTGGTATAGGTAATGATTGATATTTACCTCTAATACCTCCTAATATTTCTTTAGATAATGCTAATGCATATTTTCTAATCCATTGTCTTCCAGGTTCATTAATAAATGAATAAGTGGGATTAGTATATGGAACATTAGATATATCAGTTATTAGATTAGAAGCATCATTTCTAATAGGATTATTAGCTACAGATTTTAAAACATATTCAAAATGTAAAGTATAATCTCTAGTAGGTATAGGAAATAGTTTTAAATATCTATTATCCTCTATGGTAAAATGATAACCCGATTTTCTAATAGTATCATTTAATTCTATGGCTTGTATTTTAAGTATATCAAAATACATTGGCATTAACATAAAATTAACTCCTGGTGAGTAATTACCAAAACCAAATGTTTGCATTAGTGATTGTATTCCAGTACCTGTACCTGCATAGGGATCAAAATATCTATTTATAGCCGCAGGCATATAGTGATATAATCTTTTTATAAATACTGCTTCAGATCCACTAATAGATGATTGTGTGGCACTTAATAAATCATATCTTTGTTGACTGGATGTCACGGCTAAAGTACCTTTTTGTAGTTCGTAATTTCCTCCCCCACCATCTACTTCACTACCATATTGTTCTGATACATTTATAGTTCCCCCTAAATTAGGAGTTATAAGTTGATTATTAAAATTAGAACCAGTGGCATTTCCTTCAAATGTTTGAAAATTATTTATTATTTGAAAATCATATAATTGTTTTCCATATTCATTTACTGCTTCTTCAAAGGCTGTAAAAAAGTTAACAGGTTGTAATTCTATATCTATTAGGGGATATCCTAAACGTTTAGCACACCAGTCAGCTACATTAACTGCATCAGTTTGAAATGATGAATCATCTC